AGAATGGAGATATTGCGCCGGCCGTGCGCACGAATCTGTGCTTGCAAAACTTCGGGCAAATCCTTAATAAAAGAATTATCCTTCTCCGTCTCCCAGTCAAACGCAGGAAACTGGCCTCGCTCCTCAGCCATCTTAACACTTTCCTCGTACGCGCTTATTTTCATAATCCTGTAAAGGTCATCTACGAAGCAGATGGCGGCCGGATCGTCGTAAGGGAGGTTGAGGCAAGCGATGGCATCGGCTAGACCGTGAGTTCCCAAACCAGTTCTGCGGCCATTGGTGCATGCAGCGATCATATTGTCCCACAGTTCCCTTTCGTCATCAGTGTCACATGTGCTCTTAATTTTTAAAAGCTTTTCGTTTTCCAATTCAACCAAGTCATCCGAAAGGCGCGTAGCTATCCGAATAACATTGCTGAACTCTTTCAGATCAAACTTTGCTTTCTTCGTGAATGGATCTTTCACAAAGTTTTTCAGATTTACCGAAATTAATCTACAAGAGTCATAAGCCGAAAGGGCAATCTCTGCACACGGATTGACACAAATTGTCTTGAACTCGTCGTACTCGTTTGCAGGAAGTCTACTTGTGATGTTGTCCCACATCAAGAGACCCGGTTCAGCAGTCTTGGTGGCTGATTCGATAATCGATTCCCATAAGTCGGTGGCAGCAATCGTTCGAGTGTATGTTGGGTTGTCAGAATCGACCGGAAATTGAAGAGTGAATTCCCCACCCTCCTCCACCGCTTCCATGAAACTGTCGCTTATTTTAACCGAAACATTGGCGCCCGTCACCTTTGTGAGGTCTTCCTTCATCTTCACGAAGTTCTCAATGTCGGGGTGTCGAACATCCATAGAAATCATGAGGGCGCCGCGGCGTCCGTTCTGTCCGATCATGCGACAAACGTATGAATAAAAATCAGCGAAGCTCCATGCACCGGTGGTTGTGCGCGCAGCGTTATTTACAACTGCGTTCTCTGGGCGAAGTTGTGAAATATCGAGCCCGACGCCACACCGATTTTTGAACAAATTGGCTAATTGCTTGCCGGAGTCCATGATGGAAGAAATGTTGTCTTCCGGGGAGGCGACGACAACACAATTGGACAGCGATGCATTAACATAATCATTCCCTATCCCGAACATCGGGGAACCTTGGGGAACAATATAATCAAACCCTTTCAGAAGTTTATAAATCTCCTCTTCTTTCAAAGAATTTTGAAACCCACTTTCAATTCTAGCAAATTCAGCGGCGAGGCGGCGATGCATATCGTCTGGATTCTTTTCCATGTGATTGCCGAGCTTGTCTTTAAGACAATACTTCGTCATCCACACGTTTGTGGCCAACTCGTCACCATCAAAGTATTCTAGAGCTTCCTTCTTAACTTGCTGTTCGTCGTGCATCACCCTTCCCTTCCTCCTTCCAGGACATATATTTCTTTTTTATCTTGCTCATTTGCTGAGTGGCTGCTTTCACGTTGATCTCTTCAACGGTCTCGTTGGTCGGCTCGAACACTTTGATCTTTACGTTGCTGGTGTCCATGAACATAGGGTAAATCATTCCATCATAACCTTGTCTGTTTTTAGCAACAAACATCCTCCCCGTGTTGGCGGCCTTGTCTTCGATGGTTCTGGATACGGTGCATATAAAGTCTGCCACAAAACATTTATTGAAGGCCTCGCTGATTGCTTCCATGGTGATCACTTCGGCGTTCAATCCCGAACGGTTGGTTTGGGACGCAGTCCAAAAAACACATTTAAACTCTTGTGCCAACCCACGCAACTCCTCGTACAAACTTTCAAGCTCATGTCTTTTCTCTCTCTCAACACGTTTGGGGCGCAGAAGATCGGCGTAGTCGACAATGACCATGTCGACATCAATTCCGCGTGTTCGTAATTTCTCCAGATGTGTTTTTATGGTACTCGTACTTGCTGATTTCGACGGGTACTCTTTAATTATCAGCGTGCCATCAAAATCGGTCACTTTATCGTAAACTTGTTCTTTAAAAATGGGGAGATCGTTGATTGCCACCCCCGTTAGGCAACTGTCATACCTAAGACCGATAGACATATCTTGCAGTTCTAGCGTGTAGTGCACAACAGTCTTGCCCTCTTTGACAGCCTGCGCGCCTAGATGCACAAGGACCATTGACTTACCGGCGCCCGTTGGCGCGATGACCACCCCAAGTTCGCTATTGCCAAGACCTCCGTTTGTGATATCATCAATCAATTTCCAACCGGTGGTCACCGGGTGTCGCATCTTGGGTACGTATCTTTGTTCAAAATCAGTAATATACTCATAACCAAAGTCATTGTCAGAACCAAGCTTGATGGCATCGTTAATGACTGAACTAATCTCATCAAAAGAGGAGTGCTGCAACAGATCAACCGACTTGATCATGGCCTCCTTGAGCTTTTGCTTTTTGCAAAAATCCAAGGAGACATCTTTGATATATTCAGCCTCCTGAATTTCCTTGGAGACTAGTGAGCGAGCCAAAAAGTCTCTTGTTTGCTTGCGTACAGCCTCGTTCTCGTCTTCGAGTTCCGACCTCAAAATGGTCGTCATGATCTCGTATGTCGGGTGAGTTTCGTACTTCTCCCGATAAGCAAAAACCTTCTGTACGAAGACCTGCAAGTACTTCAACTCGAAGAAGCCAATGGCGAGCACTTCCTGCATCTGGTCACAGAAAGTTCTTTCCTGCAAAATTAAGTGAGCTAGCTTATCCTGGAAGGACTTCCCAAATTTAGAAAAATCAACTTTTTCATCGTTCATGTGGTAGTCGACTCCACCTTCCTCAGAAGCAGTTCGTTCATTACACGAACTTTTCTTGTCAAAGAATCCTCAAGCAACACGGTGACAGGGGCCAGTGGGGACTTTATAGAAAGCACCTCTCTGGAAGGGTCTGCTTTCCCATCCTTCGCCCAAGTGAACGAGACCTTCAAGTCTTTGTGTAGCCCCGTGCCGAGTTCCTCCACCCTGTGATACCCTAGCAGTGTCCCATCGTCGCCCTCGATCTTCGAAGACGAGTAGAAGTATGCGCCAATAAATTGTTTGTAATCAAAATCAAATTCCATTCTATCTTGCTGTTCTTCCTTCCCAAATACTATTCTTAACCTTGATGGTTACGTGCCATCGGTGGTGCACTTCTGAGGCAATCCGTTCTTTCAGGGGGCTGATCATTGTATGTGTCAATCGAGTATCATAAGGTGATTGTTGCTGAACTATGACCAACTTCACTTGGCCATCGAACTCTAAAAACTTATACCTAACCCCCTCTTTTAGAAAGAGTTTTTCGCTCTCTTCCCCACAAATCACCTCGGCCAATGCAACCTTCTGTGTGAAACTCTCTTGTTTCTTGGTTGCTCGTTCTGCGGCTGTTGCCATGAATCCTCATCCTTTTATTTAAACACCGGTCGGCCCAGTGGGATTTGAACCCACAACCTCAGCTTTATAAGAACCGCGCTCTAACCTTTGGAGCTATGGGCCAGTAAATACTCCATAAGTATATCGGAATATACTCATGAAGTCAAGAGTTATTAGCGCACTTTCCGCATATGATACAAATTTTCTTTGTTAACCCCCGTTTTGAATTGAGGGAGAAAATAGAGGCCTGCGAAAACATGATACTTTCCATTAATCTTATCGTATTCCCTAATACAGGTTTCTCTTTCCGACTTAATCTTCTCATCGTCTTTGCCAGTCAAATCGCCCACCCAATACACCATGTAAGCCTTCACAGTTGGATTGTCGATCCTCTTGTACGCTGCGTTGGCAAATGCATCTTTCCTAACTTCGCGGCCAATGTCAGCACAAGGATAAAAACAAATATTATTTGAGATATCCCCAATAGCATTCTTGGTGTTTTGTTTGGCTGTCGCCCACCCAACCTTGTTCTGATTTTTGATATAAGTCATAGCTGATCTCTTATCGTAGTTCTCGTACATTGAACTGATGGTCCCAGAAAGGGCTTTCTTCACAAAATTCCTGTACTTCACTATCGTGTAGCCGCCGCCCGATCCGTGTTTATATACGGTCTTGAGGTGGGCGGCTGCGCGCTTCAAAAACTCCTCGGGCTGATCAATATACTTAAAACCAACAGTGCGTTCTAAGCCTCCGTTGTCAACTCGATATTGGATTTGAGCTTTGATGTCCTCCTCTGAATTGCTTGTTTGTGGCGGATGATCGTTGCTGCTGCACTGGAAATCGTACCATTCATCCGCGGTCCAGCCCAAGGTGTCATGGTAAAAGGACACTCGAATCTTTTCTAGGTCTGCGTCGCGCATGGCCAACACCCGGGTGGCGCCGTCCTTCAACTCATATTTACCATTCCCCTTCCGTATTACAGAAATTGGCGTCTCTTGTCCGCCTTTAAGAATAGACTGGGCCATGGAAGAGACCTTGCGAAAAACATGGCCTTTTTGTCGAATCTGTGAATTGTAGACGTCGAACTCGATGTCAACAATCGGTACCTCCATAGTATATCGTTGATCAAAGTTTGGAAGGTCGGGTCGTCTTTTGAGATCGCAGTATGTCTCTCTTTTCATTATCCCTCTCCCTGGTCAATCCAATTACTGACTGCAGTTGCAACTACGGCCCAAACAGAACCAGCGGCGAACAATCCAAGCACAAACTTGATTGCCGCTTCTGCGTCGTCCGTAGCGAACCACAGGCATGTGAATGAAAATACTACCGACAGTAGCAAACCTACCAGTGATCTAGCTGTCTTTGTCCTAAACATAATAACCTCCTTGATTATGGTTTATAATATCTTATCTAGTAGCTCTTGTCAAGAACTATTTTATCGTCTTCGTAGCAGAGCGGGAATGGGGCTGTCCAGTGGAAGCACCACGTTGCAGCCCGTCAAGTCCTCTCCGGAGCCTACCACATCAGTCTTGCCTACTTCCTCGCACTCTGCGGTGTTGACAAAACCTACTGCCCCATTCGCGCAATAATCGTCCGGACTCCACTCAGATACGTCTGAGATTCCATTGCCGTCCATATCAAAGTCGCACTCGTCCCCAATGCCATCTTGGTCTGAATCGATCTGATGAAAATTGTAGACTGTGATACAGTTGTCTACATGATCATGAACTCTATCTCCATCGCGATCTGTTACACACTGCATATTCTTGGTGTAGTCGCGCCTATGCAATAGGGGACATTCGTCAGTCACATCGAGGACTCCGTCGTTGTCGTCGTCCGAATCACACACGTCTCCCCACCCATCACCATCCGTGTCTACTTGGCTAGGATTGGCAACATCTGAGCAGTTATCATCAGGATTGTTCACCGAATCTCCATCCAGATCCTCGTCACAAGAATCTCCTAGGCCGTCGGCGTCTCTATCAAATTGATTTGGGTTCCAACTGGTGCGACAAGTGTCACACGCGTCCCCCCAACCATCCGAGTCTACATCCATCTGATCTGGGTTAGCGGCCCATGGGCAGTTATCGAAGTCATCCTCCATCCCATCCTCATCAAAGTCGTCAGCAAACTGCTGAGTGTCACCCTGGTCAGTATTGGCGATTAGAACACTCCCACCGCCTCCTCCACCCCCTCCGGATTCCTCCGGGGTCCCACAGAGGCCTCCGGCGCACTCGCCCTCCTCGTCGGCGTGAGCGACGTTTACGAACGCCAAGCTAATCATAATCATATTCTTCAACATTTTAAACTCCTAGTTTAGTTCTTAGTAGGGAAGGCGGGATTTGAACCCGCAAGCCGCGAGGCGGGAGATTTTAAGTCTCCTGTGTATGCCATTCCACCACTTCCCCAAATCATAGTAACATAATACACGTTTTTGAGGAAAGTGTCAACCCTTTTCTTTTCTTTCCTATTGGGGCAGACTGGGCAACCCGTTATCATAGCCAGCTAATCACGTACCCGTTACTATCATAACCAACTAATCACGTACCCGTTATTAACACCATCCCCAATCTGAAAATTTAGTTGATACTCTTCCAAGATGTCCAATACAATCTCTCTCATGGAGAGGGAATAGCCCGTTATAAAGTGTGCTTCCATATCACTCCCCCAATGTAATTCAATAAACTCAATGCACATTCTTCTAGCGTCTTCGTGCTTGACGTTGTGCAAATCCAACTGAGGTGTAGGCAGTTCCTTACACTGTTTCTGAGTGCGCTTATTTCTTGGCATTATGATCGGAGATATTCCTTTTAAAATTCTGAAACAGGTCGACCAGCGAGATCTCCCCTATCCCATCTTGCACCATCATCTTGCGAACGCCGGTCTTATTCAAGAGCGGCTTAAAGTTTTTGAAAATGTTGTTTATGTGTTGCTTCTGCTGAATTGAAATAGAAGGAGCGTAAAGTTGCATCAACTTATAGTTCTCTCTTATAATCGTCTCTCCCTCAACAATGTTTGTGTGGGCACCAACTTTATTTTCTACGGCCTCGCAATAGTCAACGACCTCTTTGATTGAGCAGTCTCGTTCCTCGGACAGAAACGGCAGTCTCTTTGCCACCGTGGCCAATCCGACGCGTCCTACGCCAGAAAGATTATCGCTTTTGTCACCCACGATGGCCCGGGCCAACGCGAAGTTGCGAGGATGAATGCCGAACTTCTCGACTACCCTGTTTTTATTCAAAACTTCCT